GGGAAAATACTTTTTACGAATATGAATTTAACACAGAAACAATAACGGCAGATGCTGCTTTTGTTGCTTATAAGACTATCACATTTGATACTTTAGACATTCCAGAAAGTGCAGAGTATGTTTGGGAGATGCGATTAAAATCAATGCGCAACGAGGCAGGATCAAGTATAATATCAAACTTTACAATATCTTATTTATTAAGCAGTAATTATCTTGAATTTCTTCCTACCGGTGCAGTTTCCGGGCAAAGTGACATCCTTGAATACGGCTCTGACAATGACGATAAATCTTCCACAGTTTTTAGCCTTGATACATATATAGGTGATGGGCCAAGTAAAACAACAGATGGAGGATTAAAAGTATTAGAATCTGGTACATACGAAAATAGTAGTAGTTGGGATGTCAGCAGCGGACAAGGATTTAATAATGTTACACAGTTATTAGTAAACGAAGTTATCCGAGGTCAACTCACACCAAAGCTGCGCATGGTAGATATGCCATTCCAAAATGTATCAGTTGACAATCCTTACCTTCCTCACAAGGTCATAGAATATTCCTCTGGATATTACGTTTTTGAAAGAGGCAGCCTTGATTTAAAAACAGAGATTTGGCAAGGTGATTATTTTAAAATAGAATTAGATGCCTAACTATACAGAAAGAACAGTATTATCTAAGCCTCGCGACTTTGACCAGGTGGCAAACAATGCAGGCAGCGGAGGAGTGGTAAATAATAATGTCACCGAAACGATAAACAATGTGACAGTTAATGGCTCTGCTGTTTCTATTTTTAATCAAGAATTTATCGCAGCTTCATCCAATGTATTGACATGGACACAAAACAATGGCACGCTGCCAGTTACTAACTTAAATGCCTCTGTCCATGTTTACCAGAATGGGCAGAAATTAATAGACAGTCAATATAGTATAACGGCACCTGCCACTATTACAATAGATGCTAATACACATTACGATGGCAGTAATTATATTGTCTTTGCAATAAACATAATATAATGGAAGAAATAAAAGCACCGAAAAAAGAAAGAAAGTTTTTAAAAGCCATGGGTGACGTTGCCCTTACCTTGTTCCGTGAACTGCTTCTTGGCTTCGGGAAGAAGGTCATAAATAAAGTAGGCAACAAACGGCAAGGCCTTGTCATTGCTTTTGCATTGGTAGCAGGTATATCTTATGCTTCCATTGATTCTATTCCCTATCCAGTGACAGGCAATAAGCAGAGATTAGGCTGGCAGACCAGTGGCAACGGCTTGGTGTGGAGAGGCACTGCCGCAGACACTGTGACAAAGCCAACAAGCTATGCAGATAAAAACGTAAAGGCTTATCTTATCCTTGATTCAGTTAGCGGCTCATTATATGTTTTTAAGCAAGGTGCCTGGGCAGCTATTACCGGTGCAGGAGGAGGTTTGACGATGCCTTTTGATTCCATTACCTTTAACACGGCAAAGGATGGCACAGTAGGAGTGGGAGAGGTAGAATATAATGATACACAAGGCTCTTTAATACAAGGTTTAAAAGGTGGTAATGTTACTAATGTTATTGGGCAGCAATTACACCAACGGGTAAATAACAGAACAGGCGCAACTCTTAATAAAGGCGATGTTGTTTATTTATCAGGAAGTCAGGGCAACAGGATAACCGTTGCGAAAGCTATTGCAACAAGCGACCCAACATCGGCTAATACATTTGGCATTGTTGCGGAGAGTATTGCAGATAATCAAAGCGGATATGTTATCACAGAAGGATTAATTACAAATTTAAATACATCTGCATTAACGCAAGATAGCGCAGTGTATTTATCTGGCACCACAGCAGGCGCACTAACATCTACTAAGCCACAGGCACCTATTCATGGTGTTTACATTGGCGTATGTGTTAAGAGTAATGCTGGGAGTGGAGAAGTATTTGTAAAAATAAGGAATGGACAGGAATTGGATGAGCTTCACGATGTCCAAATTACATCACCAGTTGACAGGGCTTCTTTGTATTATAAAAGTAGTGATGGATTATGGAGAGATACAACGGCAGCACTTTTGGTAAGCGACACGGCTTCAATGCTTGCTAACTATGCCACTAAAGCCTATGCAGATACAACAGGCAGATTTTATGCAAGGCAAGAATTTAGGAATGTATCATCCTCAACTTTGACTTGGACACAAAGCGATACATTAGTTGTAAATGATACTACATCTTTACAAGTGTATAGAAATGGTCAAATCTTATTACCAAATCAATACACTGTACCAACTAAAACAACAGTAGTTATTGCGGCAGCATCATTTAAAACAGGTGAAAATTACACAGTAATCTTTCCTCGTGGTGGTGGAGGCGGTGGTAGTGGATCGGGCAGTTTAACAAGCATCTCTGGTGGCACTGGCATAACAGTTAGCCCTAATCCAATTACTACCACAGGCACAGTCTCCGCAGACCTTACGGTAATGATGGAGTTAACTGATACTACTTTACTTAACCTTACTACAAGGTTTGCGACAAAGCAGAATAATATAACATTAACTACTACCGGTACAAGTGGCGCATCTACTTTAGTAGGTTCTACTTTAAATATACCACAATACTCAGGAGGTAGCGGCACAGTTACCAGTGTAGGCAGTGGCTATGGCTTACTTGGTGGGCCTATAACAACTACTGGCACATTAACAGTTGATACTTCCACAGTGTATGACTTTGTTAGAGATAGCATTGTAGCAGTTGAAATAGGAGGAGATACAATAAAGATACTTAAACAAGAATATACACCTGCCACAACAGACACATTAACCTGGACAGTGACAAGTAAATTTCCAATCCAACTCCGGCAGTTTATCCTCCTCTTCCGCAATGGGCAGTTGTTATTAAATGACCAATTCAGCATCATTGACACAAACAAGGTTGTAGTTGCAGCATCATCTTTTAAACTTGGTGAAAATTACACCTTAGTTACAGTCTCTGGCATTGGCTCTGTTTCCTCTGGACAAGGCAATCCAGTTTATCCAGAGGCAGGAATAGCTTTAAGCACGGGTACAACTTGGACAACAAGTATTACAAATAATAGTACAAATTGGAACACAGCATTTACAGATAGATTAAAATGGGATGGTGGCAGCACAGGATTAACGCCATCCACAGGTAGAACAAGTTTAGGAGGAACAACGATAGGGCAAAATATATTTACCTTAACCAATCCTTCGGCAATTACTTTTCCTAGATTTAATGCTGATAATAGTATTTCTGCTTTAAATGCAGCTTCTTTTAGAAGTGCGATTGGTGCAGGTACAGTCACGGAGGTGGATGCTTCGGCAACGGCTGGGAATCCAATATCTATAACCAATAAAACAACCACACCGATAATAGAATTATTAAGCGCAACAAGCTCAAGGAATGGATATTTGACTTCTACTGATTGGACAACATTTAATAATAAATTTGCCTTTTCAGATACAAGTAGTCTTAACCTTACATCAAGATTTTCTGCTAAACAGAATAATATAACACTTACTACAACAGGCACAAGTGGTGCATCTACTTTTGATGGCACTACTTTAAATATTCCACAATACACAAGTGGAGGCGGTGGCAGTGGCACGGTGACAAGTGTAGGATTAACAGCACCTTCTTTATTTACTGTTAGCGGCTCACCAGTTACGACAAGTGGCACTTTAGCACTTACATATAGCGGCAATGCTCTACCATTGGCAAATGGTGGTACTGGTGCAACTTCAGCATCTGATGCAAGAATAACTTTAGGTGGTACAACAAGTGGCATATCTTTATTTACCTTAACAAATAGTGTTACTGATAAATTTATAAAAGTAAATTCTAACAATACTATTACTCTTTTAAATGCAGCTGACACAAGGACAACCATCGGAGCAGGAACAGGAAGTGTATCAAGTGTCGGTATGACTGTACCTACTTTCTTATCTGTATCGGGAAGTCCTGTAACATCAAGTGGTACATTAGCGGTAAGTCTTAGCGGTGTGCCATTGCCAGTTGCAAATGGTGGCACAGGAGGAGCAAATGAAGCTGATGCAAGGAATAATTTAGGAGCGGCTTGTAAAAGTTGTACGGAGACATTGACAGGGAATAAGACATTTACAGGTAATGTAGATATATCTACTGGCACTTTAAATGTTGGTTCAACAGGTACGTTTGGAGGAAGAGTAAAAACTAATTGGTTGGAGCGAAATTACGCATATTCTACAAGTTCATCATTTACAGTAAGCGTAAATACTACATGGCAGGATATAAATACAAATGTTTTAACAACATTAACCCTTCCGAATGCTGCAACTTATCCTGGCAAGGAATTACACCTCAGACAAACAGGTACGGGAAATTTACAATCAGCGTCATCAAATATTATTCCTTTTCAAACACCTCCAACAGGTAGCACGTCAACAGCAATATTAGGTGCATCAACTCATGAAGCAGTAACACTTGTAAGCGATGGCACTAACTGGATAATTATGCAAAGAAGCGAAAATTAATCATTAAAAACATAAACATGAAACAACTCCTTTTCCTCCTCCTTTTCCCTTGCCTTGCCATGGCACAGTACACGGGCAACGGAAACCAAAAGATAACTCTCGGAGAACAAACCAGTGCCGATGGGCTTATTTATCGGGGCGTAGCAACTGACACCGTGCGAAAGCCTTCGATTGATACAATGGCTTACATGGTTCTTGATACGACTACAAATATAATATGGCATTATAAAAAAGCAACAAGTAACGCATGGTTGCGTTTAAACCTTTTGCCGAGCGACACGGCTTCGATGCTTACTCCTTATTGGAGGTCAGGTAGATTTTCAGGAGTTTTGCCTTTGTTAAATGGAGGGACGGGAAGCGGAACGCAAAACTTTGTAGATTTAACGACGACACAAACGGTAGGAGGGGCAAAGACTTTTAGTAGCACGGTTACAGGAGCAAGATTTGACCCAACAAGTTCAAGTGTAAGTGGCACAGGAATATATTTACCGAGTAGCGGTAAACTTGGTTTTTCTATATCTGGAACACAAAAAATGAATTTAGTATCAAATGGCGTTGGTTATGGCACTGATTTATTTGCTTGGATTAGTGGCTTGTCATTTACTTTGGATTTTCCCCAATTTGCAATATCATCTGGCGCAAATGGCGGTGGTTTATTAATGTCAAATTTTTATATTAATAGTTCAAACCAAAGGATTTATAAAACTACAAATGGTGCAAATTTTATAAACACACAAGCAGGAGCAATTGCATTTAGTACTGCCCCAAGTGGCACAATAAACACAGTTGCTACATTTAATCCAATAAGTTTATACTTAGAAAATGATGGTAGGGTCGCAATAGGATCAACTACTTTGCAAACTAATTATAAATTAACAGTTCAAGATAGCGTTTACGTTGGAGGCAATGTTAGTGCATCGGCATATACAACACGTTCAGATTATAATTTAAAAGATGATATTTTTGATTTAAAGTATGGCTTAAATGATGTTTTAAAATTGCAGCCTGTTGAATATACTTATAAAAGTAATGGTAGTAAACAAATTGGTTTTATTGCCCAAGATATTGGTACAATTTTACCAGAAGTTGTAAGTTTTGAGGAGTCGATGTCTGTAAATTATCAAGCTATTATTCCCATCCTCACCAAAGCCATACAGGAACAACAAGCCCTCATCAAAGCCCTTGAACAAAGAATTATTAACCTCGAAAATAAATAAAATGAGATACCTATTTTTATTCCTTCCCTTGTTTTCCTTTGCGCAAGATGTCGTAAAGGATACTGTTTACATCCAAAAGCAAGGCAACATTTATTACATTATTCAGCAAACGACTTTGTCTGATTCAACTGTCACAGGCTCAAAGCAAATATTGGGAGATAGTGCAACCGCTATTCAAAGCCTTGTTACCGATGCTGAAAGGCAAAGTAACACGTTGGCTATTCATGCAAAGCCTATAATTACAAAGGGCAAAACGGTACAAAGAATTAATTACTACAATGATTTGCACGTTCAAATAAGTGGTAAGCCTGTCTATTTTACAACGGCACAAAGGGACACGGCAAAGTTTTTGGGAGATTGGAAGTTAAATTTTAACGGTGAAATTATTGATGGTAAGATTGAGTTAAACAATAACAAACGTTTAATTTTCAATCCTGATAACGGCAAAGTTTACACGATTTCAACAAACTTGCTTTTAGCCACATTTACCAATCAAATATCCTTTAACTTTAACTCCGTTAAATACGACTTGTATAAATATGCCGATGGCAAATTTGCAACCGTGGACGGTAATGTTAGGCTAATAAAAATAGAATAATGAAAGCAACCTTAATCAACTTTTTGCACCTTGGATGGGAAAAAATAACGTATGCCATTTGTTGCGGATGGATATTTAGCTTTTTTGTTCCTATAAAGGGATTTTTAATATTTACGGTATTTGTGGTTTTTGCTGACATGGCAACGGGAATCATTGCAGCAAAGAAGGAGGGGCAAAAGATAAATAGTCGTGGGCTTTATCGTACCATAGAAAAAATAGTAGTTTATTTTTGTGCTATCCTTATTTTCGAAGGTGCAAGAAATACTTTTAGCCTTCCTTTCAACATTACGTACATGTCAGCGTTTTTAATTGCGACGGTGGAGTTATATTCTATTTCAGAAAATATAAAACGTATCACAGGTGTAAATCTTGGTGTTTTAATCACACGTTTTTTTAATCGTTAAAATAAATAATATGCAGACTAATTTAAAAGAAGCTTTAAAATCAGCAGACACAGTAAAATCTCCTTTAGGCGACGTGGCTTGTTATAGTTTCAATTTTGCGGAATTGACACAAGATATTTCAGTCCATTTAGAAAACAACAAAATTAAATTCACATGGCGTGAATATGTCCAGTTGGCTCAAATCATTTGGGACAAAATCAAGGAGACATCGCGCGAATGTGCCGGGAAGGAGATAGAGGTAAAATTACCTGCAAAGCTATCATTGATAAGCGCAGCTTTTGCACTCATTGGGTTCAAATTATAGGCGCAGACAGATTCGCTACCTTATGCGGCTTCAGGGCGGTGCATTGATTTGCGTCGCCCTTTAAAATATAAAAATATGAATGCAAATGATTTTGTAGTATGCGTGGATGCTGGGCATGGTGGTCTTAACAAAGGAATAGGGCCGGATAAATATGTTACCTATCCTTCCAAGTGTTTTCAGCACAATCACGGTAAATTTCACTCCTATGGCTGGTTCTTTGAGGGAGTATTCAATCGCTCCCTTGCCAATTTTCTTGAACACTTTCTCCTTGACTATGGCTTCCAGGTGAAACAAGTCTATGAGCCTATAATTGACACATCACTTAACAAACGATGTCAGCTGGTAAATAGCTATGCCTCTTTAGGCAAGGCTACTGTGCTTGTTTCTATTCACGGCAATGCGGCAGCGGCAACAACTGCCAGAGGATGGGAGGTATTTACATCCCCAGGTGATACAAAGTCTGATCTCCTTGCAACCATGATAGGAGAAGAAGTAAAAGATGCTACTCCTGGCTGGGTGCATCGGCATGATTACAGTGATGGTGACCTTGACAGAGAGGCAAGGTTTCAAATGTTAACTGCTACAACAGTGCCAGCGGTGTTGACAGAGAATGGATTCTTTACAAATTACAACGATGCTGTGTTGATGATAGACAGAGAATGGCAGGAGGCAGTGGCGAAAGCTCACGCTAAGGGCATTCTTGAATATGCGATAAAGCAAGGTGTGGAGTGGTAACAAAAAAGCCGCAGGAAAAACACCTGCGGCTGAAATTACACTAAGTAAACACCACTCAACTTTTCAAGAGTTTCTTGAACATCGCAGCTGCTTTAGCTTTCACATCGTCTTTTTCGCTTGTATTATTTACTATCATAAATAAAATAGCTTTTAATCTTTCTGGATTCATGTACTCATAAAACTTCCTACCTGCTCCATCGTTACCGGAGTAAAATTGCAGCAAAGCACTATTTGTGTTTACAACATTATTTTTATTAATAGGTTTTGGATATTTATCTACTAACAACAAACCATGTTTTATTTCTTTGTCGTTTAATAATTTAGTTATCTGCATGACTTCCTATTTTTAAAAGTGTTAGTTTAGTTTCTTCCTGCCTTATCCTGGTGGCTAAGTAGTCAACATAAAAATAATTAATCTTTCGTCTCATCGTCTCCTCTATGTATGCCAGGGTCAACCGGTGCAGCTTCTTTTCTATAACCTTTATTTGCATCATTTTCGTAATAAGTTTTAGAAATTAACGCTATTTGGAAAGCGTCTATTTCGTCTTGTGAAAGTTTTTTATTTCCATGCACCTCCATCTTCATTGCCTTTATTACAGACATACAATAATCAATAGTCCATTTGCTGCCTTTGTGCTGCGGTGAAATACCTTTTACTTTATGTCCATTCAATTCTAATAAGTCAATGATTGTCCTGGATGCACCTTGATTCATGCCGACGTTTCGACTAATCTTATTGCTTGCTTTTACATTTGCGTGTTTACGAAAGGTAATATTTTGGAGGGAAGAATCTTCTACAACAATCGCACAATCTCTCTCCCATGTTAGGCTATCCATTATCCATGCAGCCAGATTCTTGTACCTACCAAAATATACCTTTTTATCATCAATCACGCATACTGCCAAGCCGTTTAGCCGCATGGCTGGATCTATGCCTACAAATTTCATCATAATTTATTTTTTTATTTAAGAAGTTACGTTTAACATACTTACTTACAAATTTCAATAAATCATGATAGTTATAGTATTTTTTACCATGCTTCCACAATCCCATCAATGGAAAGTATTCTAAATTAAGTGTTCCATAGGTCATAAATAGGCAGTTATCATAAGTTGTTCTGCTATATCCATCCCACAAATCTATACCAGATAGCATATCATAGGTTATTGTATCAACTGTGTAAGTATTATCTGCCTCGCTGTAATAACTCCTTTCCAACAATTTGTTACCTATCTTTTCAAAACTTACAGTATTATAGGCTAAAAAGTGATTATTTTGAGCATTTACAGTAGTTACTCCTAACACTAACATGATTGCCAATGATAACTGTACGCTGCGCACCGTTGTATTCATCTGTACTGGCTC